CGGGTAGGGGGGTTAAGGCTCAAGGCCTCATCTCTCTGCAGAGCAGAAGAGAGCCATCACGGTCTTCCATCCGTGAAAGTCCTTGTCAGGGACCAGACCAGCGAAATCCCAATATGGGATAAAAGAAACTCGCTGGTACCACCTATTCTCGCCGACGAACGGCCGAACTCCTGCGAAGGAGCGGCCATCCCGCGATGCGATAGGCGTACCCGAATAACTCCCAAGGAAGCTAAGCATCCAGCCGCTACCATTGAATGGCAGCTCTGGGGTTAATTGCTCAGCCTCCTGGGCGCTCTCGGGGGTAGGTATGCGACGTGGTTTGAAGGCGAGGTGTTTGTAACCCCGCCGCCCAAACTGGTCGCGCTTGTTTGATGATAAGCAAGATTCGGGAACCTTAATCCCAGACGAATCGGATTCCGAGTAAGGCACGCGGTGGGAACCGCACGCCGAGCCAAGAACGTCAAGCGTCTGAGATAGGAAACCGAACCGAGCCGACCATCTGGCAAGCCGGTTGAAGGCCGAGTACCTATCGTGAGGAGTCTGGAGTGTACGAATGTACACCCCGCGGATATCGACGCCTTTGAACGCGTCGACCCCGCAAGACTCACGGAAAGGGCCATCGGTGAACGACTTGTCAACGTTCACCTCGAAGCCTAATATACGGAGGATCCGGTGCAATGAAGCAGTACATTCCGTACGGACGATGATATCGTCCCCGAACACTCCAAAGTTAGGCTCGACGCAGTCAAGGGTTAGACCCTTGAGCTGATAGACGGCCTTGACCGCACTCGCGAACAGGAGAGTCTGAAGAGGAAAGGTGAAACCGTTCCCCATCGTACTCACCATATTGAGCGCTAACTCCTTCCCACTTGGAAGAGTGGTAACGGGGCTGCGACTGACGCGGATCAAGCCAGCGAGCTGACTTGGTGTCCACTCAAGCGCAATGCGCTTCAAAACGCTGTCACTAGCACTCGATAGATCAGACGTCGAAAAGACGCCGTTGATCGACCCGAGGATAGTGAGCCTCCTGTTGATGTCAGGCTGCGTCGAGAGGTTAATCCCGAACGACAACTGAAGACAGATTGACAGGAAGTCAAAGAGCGCTTGCTGAACAAGCATATTCAGCAGGGGCTCCGTACAGCAGGTTCGCGAGATCTCATCATTTTTCGCGACAAAAAAGAGACGGTTCCCGTTCACACGGCGAAACCCAAAACCCTGGCGAAGGCGCGTGTTTTCAGCGTCCTGCCAGAATAGGGATCTACTAACCGCGACCTTATACAGGTAGACTAGGTAATCGTCGGTGTAGGTCAGGTCGCCGCCGAATAGCTTCGAGTAGAAGCAATCCGACGGTACCCCGAGGCTGGCCCCCGGCCCGATTCGTAGTTTGGAAACCACGAATGAAGCCAGATGCCCGCCGATCGACGAGAGACCTTTCTCGATAGACTCCTGAAAGTTCGCACGAGTGTACGATACCAACAACGAGTCGACCTCGCTAGAGGGCCCATCCCAGTTGACTGTTTCGAGCCGCCGATTCACCTCGAGAAACTTGAGGAGAGACCGGCCGTCGAGTTCGTCAGACGGAAAGACGGGCAGGAGCTTCTTATAGAAACTCCGACGCAGCGAGATCACAGCCGCTTCAGTAGACGACAGAGAGTCGTCGTACGGGTCACGATGATAAATGTGACCTGGGAAGAGGCGGTCGAGGTCTTGAATGAGCGCCACGCGCACCGACTCAAGGAGATGCCAGTGAGCGGACGGCTCCAGTACGCAATCACGTACAGGGCGGAGTGACATTGCATCACTCCCCGTCGGCCAGCAGGAGGATAAGTTCGGGCACCAAGTGCTCGGCGATCCAGTCTTCCTCACGCAACGCTTCGAAAAGCATCGCAAGATAGGGACGGTTGCCAAGTGGACCGGGTACCTGAGTCTCCTGCCGAAAGGCGACGGATCCCCAAGCGTAGCTGCTCGGCGCGAAAACCTTTGCATCCCAGAATTTGAGCACCGCCCAGTTGGAACTGGAAGAAGCCCAAAGATCAAGAGCAAAGATCGCGTCGTCTACAGTACGCCTGACAAGACCGTGTCGCCAAGCCCCGATGAAACCTGGGCAAGGGAACCCAGATGCATCGAGAGGGCCGCTCGGATGTTGGGCGCGTCGTACGAATCGGCACCCGCCGGAATGTCGATCACGGTCGTGATCACACAGTTCCGAAAGGGCTGATTGACAGCGGGCGTAACACCCTTCCGGGTGATCACTTTGTGCGTGTTGTTCGGCACATTGGCGATCAGCCCGGTTGTCGGGTTGGGTTTCCCCAACACCTTGGGAACCTTGGGCTTCCAGAACGCTGTCTGGAACGGCGCACTCAGGGAGTGCACGTTGACACCCGTTTGGGTGCCACCCAAGGCAGTGACCGCGTACTGCTTCGCATTCACGTCGGGCGCAGTGTCCGCAACGTGAGTGTAGGTCGGCGAAGTAAGTCCGGTCTGCGCCGCGCCCGTTACGGGCGACGAAAGGGAAACCGTCATGGAGGTAGCTCCTATGAGTTGTCATGATCTCGTATCCTATCAGATAACAAGGTTGTGGCGACGGCTTGAGAGCCGCCGAATTGGCCGCACGTGGTCAGAGACCACGATTGGTTGCCTGGATTGCGCCGCCTCGTTGAACTAACACTGCCGCAATGTTCGCTAACTGACCGATCGAGCTTGGAAGCTTGAAGGTCAGGGCTAGATTCGGAAGACTGGATTTAGCTCTAGAGACATCGCGAAGGACGACTTCTGTTGCTCCGAAAGTGTCATCACCGTTTTTCGCAATCATGTAGCCGTTCGGCACCTGACTGACAAGTGAGCAGTTGTTCTGCCACAGAGTCTCAGTCACGACCGTCCGGTGAACACGATAAACGAAAGAGGTGTCAGTGAATGCGAATGCTAGGACGTCGCCTACATTGGTGAAGTAGTCGACGAGCCACGACCATGGGAGAAGCTCCCAGAGGGTCGGGACAAATTCCTGGAATTTAAATCCACTGAGCTGACGGACAGCCTCAAGGCTGTTCTTAGGAAATAGAAGATCAGTATCCACTCCAGCGCGATAGATTACTTGCACCTTGGTTCGGGCCGCGAAGGTAGTTTTCATACCAACGTAAGACCCGAAGGGCGCTTCGTAATTTTGAACGCTGTAGCGCATCTCATCCTCTCCGTAGCCACGTACACGACCTCGGCGAATGTCGTTGGAAATACGCGCTACGGCGACTGCAGCATCCCTAACGTCGTTAATTAGGGGCTTCCAGCCAAAAGACAGCTGAAGGTAGGCATTAGCGATTTGCTTCGTAATGTAGTCGCGACGTAAAGACTTGGGCAGTTTCGCCCCAGCCTTCACGTACTTCTGCACGGCCGACAAAAAATCGTCGGTCAAATGAAGCATTCGTTCAAAGGGCTTGCGAATCATCTTGACGGACTCCCGGAGCTCACCAAGAAAGGTGGGCCCGGAAATCTGCGTTTGACACTCGCGAATAGCCGCATACAGCCTCTTGACAGCTATCTGCTCTGCTTTAAGGATGTCGGTTCCAGGCGGGTGCGTTTCAGGCGAGAAAATCAAGCCGGGTTTAACCCCGACAAAAATCTCCCTATGAAACGGAAAGTTGGAACCTAGGTTCAGCCGAATGAGGTATTCAGAACCTCCTGAACTAACAATGGTCGCGTCGCGTCGGCGAGCAGTCATCTGGTTGGTAGCATCCAGACCAGCCTTCACTTTGGCCTTCCAATTAGGATCGCTAATCCCGGAAAGGGAAGAAACGAGCTTAGTGGTTTCAGGCCAAGTAGAAGAGATAGTCTGTGTGCCGCTGTTCCAAAAATAATGCAAGCCGAAGGTTGATATGTAGACAGTCTTTGGTTTGCGGTTATGCCGCAGACGCTGGTAGTCTTCATCAACCAAGTTCTTGATATATTGAAAGCGATTCGCCATTGTTCACCTAGCAGAGCTGTGGGAAGGGGACCCCGAAAGTTACCTACCAAGGATGCAATAATGACCGCCGTTGTGAGGTCCCGAGGGACAACTACGGTGCTACTGCAACATGCCGCCAGGGGCACAAACCTGGTAAGGGCCTTCGG